CCTGCTGCTGGTAGTTTTGCGGCTGTTGCTGATATTGTTGGGTTTGTTGCTGCTGGACTTGTTCGGGATGAACTTTGCGCTGATAGCTTGCCCAAACATAAGACATAAGGTAGCCGACTATGACGATAACAACGGGGATGATGTAGATCCACGCGCTGACCGAGCCTTTGAGTTTGGTGTGTTCGCTGGCAGATTTGTACATACCGAAAACGCTTTTTTTCGGCATGAATATACTGTTTTTGGCTTCTGCCACGTCTGCCCGGGCTTCAGGATTGGCGCAACGCTGCCAGTAGGAAACACGGCGCAGGCCGAGCATGGTGCGGCTGATGTTGCGATGTTCCCCGATCAGGCTTCTTAGATGGACGTCAATCAACCGCGGATGTTGCGTGAGCACAAAGATATCAATGCCCTTATGACGATGCGTTTCAAGAGCCTGTACATAGTCGGGTACTTTCGCCCCCGCGGGGCGTGGACGAAAGACCCTCTGTGCTTCGTCAATGACGAGTATGCAACCGTCCGGCGCCCATTGGTGCCATGTTTCCATGCTTTCGCCTTCGGGTACTTCTTCATGCTTTACCTGCAATTCAGGGATGCCGTCAACATAGACCGGCCTATTCTGCAAATCTTTGCGATTGAGCAGCATATAGACCATTAGGGAGGTTTTGCCCATGCCGGGCAGCCCCGTAATCAATGAAATCATTGTTGTTTACCTTTGAGTTTAAACATTGGCCGCAGTTTTATAAAAACATGATGATGGCGGGGATAACCACGGCAAAACCGATTAGAAAGTAGATTTCAGGTGGCATTAGTTTTCCTCTTCACTTTCCAAAATATCTTCCGGCTCATCTGGCAGCTCCTCAATTCCCAAATCAAGATTGATTAAATGTTCTTCTATTTCTTCAGGCGATTCCGTTTCCAATCTTTCGGCAATTACCTGAACATATTCCCAATCTTCATCCTGCATTTCACGAGCGCCATCATAGCTAATCAAGTTAATGGCCATTTCCTCCCTTGTCGGTGGCCCTACTTGTTCCGGTTCTTCGTCAAACTGGCCGGAATCGACTAAATCCCGATACCATTGCGGGGAGTTGTCATAAACTTCCTGATTGTGCTGATCTAAATCGTATTGCAAACCCGGATCTTCTTCGGGGCTGTCCGGCATATTGTCCGGCGGCTCTTCTCCATCCAAACCTTCAAATTCTTCCAACGGCTCACTCATTAGATCTTGATCCAAGTTTTCCAGTCCGTTTTCATTCAACAATTCTGATTCTTTAGCTTCCTTACGACTTTTTCTAAAACCCAATGCATCCATGATGGCGCTTCTAAACAAGCGTAAGGCAGCGTAAAAAGCCAGACCAATCAGTGCCCATTGAACCGCTTTGGAACCGATTAAATACATATCCGTTTGAATGGGTGCGGTATGTTGCTGAACGCTGGTAGAAACGGCTTTAGCGGGATAGCCCCCGCCCTTAACCATTTCAATGCCTTTTTTCGGCGGCTGAATTTTGTTCGGATCGCTCATTTTTCGGGATTTTCATTGGTTTGCTGGAATA